AGGGTCCGGATTGGGCCAATATGGGTCGGGCGTTCGTGCGCGGCATGCTCAACTCGGCTCGTGGCCTTTCTGACAAGGACCAAAGCGAGGCAGCACAGGCAGCGCGCCGCATCTCGGGCTTTGCTGACCTCGACGGGCTCGAATTTGTCGCCCGCATCGATATAGGCACCGACACCAACGGTGACGACAAGAACGAGGTCCGCGCCGCCGTGACGCCCGATCACAAGGACTACGCTGCGATCATGGGCCTGGTCAGGGCAACACCGCAGACCAACACCGCACAGGCTGGCGCTTCGCAGAACAATGCCTATGCCGAAGCCAAGCAGCATGGCAGCACACCTTCAGCCCGCCCGTCATGGGCACAATAGAGCGAGGGCCGTGCAATGTTGCTTCGTCCGCGTCAAAAACTCTTTGTCGAGCGCAGCCTGTCTGCGCTCAACACCCACACCAACACGCTCGGCGTCGCTCCAACCGGTGCCGGCAAGACCATTATGCTGTCGGCCGTCGCCGGCAAGATGATTAGCGGTACTGACGCAAAGGCGGCTGTGCTCGCCCATCGTGATGAACTGACCGCTCAGAACCGGGACAAGTTCGCCCGCGTCAATCCTGCCATTACCACCTCGGTTGTCGATGCCAGTGACAAATCCTGGAATGGACGTGTCACCTTCGCCATGGTGCAGACCTTGTCGCGTTCCACCAATCTTGCCAGCATGCCGGCGCTCGATCTGCTGGTCATCGACGAGGCGCATCACGCCACCGCCGACAGCTACCGGCGCATCATCGATCAGGCACTGAAGGCCAATCCGGCCTGCCGTATTTTCGGCGTCACTGCGACACCCAATCGTGGCGATCGCAAGGGTTTGCGCGAGGTCTTCTCCAATGTCTCCGACCAGATCCGCATCGGTGAGTTGATCCGTTCCGGCCATCTGGTGCCACCCCGTTCCTTCATCATCGACGTCGGCGTCAAGGAAGAACTGGTCAAAGTGCGCAAGACCGCCAGCGATTTCGACATGGGCGAAGTCGAGCGCATCATGAACCGCACGCCGGTCACCGATGCAGTCGTCAAGCATTGGAAAGACAAGGCCGCCGATCGGCAGAGTGTGGTGTTTTGCTCGACCGTCGATCATGCGCGCGGCGTCACCGATGCGTTCAACGCTGCCGGCATCACCGCCGGTCTGGTCCATGGCGAGATGGGAGATGGCGAGCGCAGGGCGGTGCTTACAGCCTATGCCGCGGGTGAATTGCAGGTTGTCGTCAATGTTGCCGTGCTGACCGAAGGTTGGGATCATCCGCCGACTTCCTGCGTAGTGTTGCTGCGTCCGAGCTCCTTCAAATCGACAATGATCCAGATGGTCGGGCGGGGCTTGAGGACCGTCGATCCCAACGAGTATCCGGGCGTCATCAAGACCGACTGCATCGTGCTCGATTTTGGCACCTCGAGCCTGATGCACGGCTCGCTTGAGCAAGAGGTCGATCTCGTCGGCGTTGATGCTTCCGGCGATGCACCAACCAAATGCTGCCCGCAATGCGACGCTGACATCCCACTTGGCTGTCAGGAATGCCCGCTCTGCGGTTTCGTCTTTGAAAGCATCGACGATGACAGTGGTGACATTCCGCTGACCGATTTCGTGATGTCGGAGATCGACCTCCTGAAACGCTCAAGCTTTCGCTGGTGCGATCTGTTCGGTGACGATGCGGCCCTTATGGCCATCGGCTTCTCCGCATGGGCCGGTGTCTTTTTCCTCAATGGTCGCTGGTACGCGCTCGGCGCTAACAAGAAAACCGAGCCCCGCCTGCTGTCGATCGGCGAACGCATGGTTTGCCTTGCCACCGCTGACGATTGGCTCAATGAACACGAAACCGACGAGAGCGCTCACAAGACACGGCGCTGGCTGTCGCAACCGCCCACCGACCGGCAGCTGGCGTACCTTCCGGCCGACTACCGGCATGATTTCGGGCTGACCCGCTATCAGGCTTCGGCGCTCATCTCCTTCCAGTTCAACCGCGCCACCATCCGCAGCCTCGTCTTCGGTGCGGACGGACAGGACCTGGCGAAGGCGGCATGATGATCGACCCGACCGAAGCCGAACAGGCAGCGATCAGCAGCGTCATGAAGCCGGTCGCCGAGATCATCGAGGAGATCGGCTGGCAGACCCGGCTTGCCGATCTTTCCGAACAGCAGGTGCTGACCCTGATCGAGGTTGCCGTCACCGGCTACCAGGACGCGCTTCGTGAACACGCCGCCGCTAATCCCACCCTCGTTCCGGAGGTGCCGTTCTGATGCTGGACTACAACCACAAGCCTAAGCCTGGCGAGCAGATTACCGCCTTGATCGATGCCGCACTTGTCGCCGAGAACGAGGCCACGCCGCCGCGCGATTACCTTGGCGGCTCTCGCCTCGGTGTTGCCTGCGAGCGCGCCCTGCAGTTCGAGTTTACGGCGGCGCCCAAGGACGAGGGCGCCGGCCTTTCTGGCCAGACGCTGCGCATCTTCGCCATCGGCCATGTGCTTGAAGATCTGGCGATCCGTTGGCTGCGTGCAGCCGGCTTCGACATCTACACGCGCAAAGGCAATCGTCCCGACGGTGAGCAGTTCGGGTTCTCCGTCGCTGGCGGACGCGTTCGTGGTCATGTCGACGGCATCATCGCCGCCGGGCCTAAGGGGTTTGGTCTGGCAGTTCCTGCCCTTTGGGAATGCAAGACCATGAATGCGAAGAACTGGCGTGCCTGCGTCAAGGACGGGGTCTCAAAGTCCAAGCCCATCTATGCCACCCAGATCGCAGTCTATCAGGCCTATATGGAAGCACAGGTTCCCGGCATCGCGACAAATGCGGCGCTGTTTACCGCCATCAATAAAGACACAGCCGAGCTCCACCATGAACTGGTCCCGTTCGATGCCGGGCGCGCTCAGATCGCCAGCGATCGCGCCATGCGTATTCTTGCCGCCACAGACGCCGGCGAGCTTCTTCCCCGCATCTCCACCACCCGAGATTTTTTCGAATGCCGCTTTTGTCCATGGGCTGAACGCTGTTGGAGATTGTCAGCATGAGCAACGAACACAACGATACGGTTGGCACCACCGAACAGCCTGCCACCGGCGAGATCGTTCACTTCAATCCCTGGCGCGACTTCAACGATGCGCCGGGCCAGATCGACGTGTTCGGCGACGAGCCGGACCCCGAGCAGATCATCCAGTTCATGGATGTGGTGTTCGGCTATTGCGAGGGTCTGATTCCGGTTCGCAGCTTCATCGACAAGGGTCAGGGCTTTGACGGACGCCCGCACAATATCTGGATCGAGGCCGACAATAATGTTGCCGACAAGATGGCAACATTTGCCAATTGGGCCGGCCGCGAGGGGGCCGCCGTCTATGTCATTCCCGGCACCGTTGCCGCCAAGGGCCAGGCCAAGGCCGCCGACATCCTGCAGATGCAGACCGTGGTCGTCGATATCGACACCGGTTACATCGCCGCCAAGCGCGCCCATCTCGAGCGCCATCTCGGGTCCCCCACCATGGTGGTGGAAAGCGGCGGCGTAACGCCTGAGGGCCAACGCAAGGCCCATGTCTGGTGGAAGCTGAGCGAACCCGCTGAAGGTGACGACATCGCCCGTGTCTGCCGTCTGCGCGGCGACATTGCCGCCAAGGTCGGCGGCGACATGCATTTTCGCTCAGCGCATCAGCCGATCCGGGTGGCAGGCTCGGTCTATTACAAGAACAGCCTCAAGACGCAGGTGCGTATTGTCGAGCTGAATGCCGACCTCGAGCGCGATCTTGAGGAATTCATTGAGGCGGTTACCGACATGCCGCCCGCGCCGGGCATTTCGCTCCAGCCCGACTTCTCGACGCCCGACAAGCCCGCTGTCGCCGATGTGCTGGTGACGCCGGTGCGCGAGGGCGTGAAGGATGACTGGTCCCGCTTTGAGGGCGCCTCTGCCGCCATCGGCCATTTCATCCGCATGGTCCACGAGGGCCGGCTGTCCAAGGACGAGGGCTGGGAGGGCATCTGCGGCTACAACGCTGCCATGCTGCGCCCCCAGTGGCCGGTCGAGCGGTTGAAGCGCGAATCCGAGCGGCTCTGGGCCATCCATGTCGAGAAATACGGGCCTCCG